TCCGTACATATTTTTTTTTATTTTATTAAATATAACAACTTTATTTCAATAATCCTAATCAAAAGGAGAAAAACTTTCCTAAATTATTATTCTTTGGAATCGATCCCCATTTCATTGCACTATAAAAATCACCTAACTTATTTGCAAATGCTGAATTAAATACTTTTTCATAATCAATATGTTTAGTAACAAACTCATTTAATGCTTCTGGATCTTCATAACCTTTCAATGCCATTGTATCTAATCCCATTGTATTAGCTCTTACATATGTCCATTTAATTTTTTCACCATTAATAATTCCTTGGTATTTTTTCTTCAAACCTAAATGAGATATCATATCATTATAATTCAATGCAGACTTAACATGTACCGGAGTTCCTTTCATCCTAGGTGTAAATGGCTTATCACCTTTTCTTACATATTTTGTTACTTGCTTAACACCGGTCGGAAACATCACGTCAATTAATGGCAATGTTTTCATATGTTCTTTAAAGTTCAGAATCTTTTTATCTAATGTAGGCTTATCAATATCATTTAACATATCTTCTAATACTTCAGCCATAAATTTTCTAAATGATGGAGGAAATGATGATCGCACAACATCCAAACCTTTTACATCTAATTTAGATACAGTATGACCTTCAATGTTAATTATCCATTGAGCATATCGCTTTTTAGCAATCCATAAACCAGCTTTAGCAACATTTTCTTGTTTAATATCAAATCTATGTTTAGTAGTATTATGAAATCGGTCTGCATAAATATTATAAGCATTATTTATAAATCCTTGCATCTCACCGGCAATTTCTATAGTTTTATCAGCCATCCATTTTTCATCTGTAACATCGTATTTTGGATATCGTTTTTCTATCAATGGTAATGAAGAAAAGAATACAGAATCAGTATCAATATAAATGTTATAATCTTCTTTTTTACCTAATTCTTTTGTATAGAATTGATTACCAATATCGGCTGTAAATTTAATCAATTGCTGCCCTGTTGATGTAATAGCTGTTGCATTATCCGGATCGAAGAATCTAAATCCTGGATTACCTAATACTCCATAAAATGAATTCAAAAGAATCTTTGTTACCAATTGCATTCTATCATAATATTCAGCTTTAGCTTCATCTCCTTCTTTTTCATATTTCTTACGAAGATTTTTATACTCAACTCTTTCATTAAACCATTTATCCAAAATAGAAGGCAAGAATCCTTTTATCTTCGTATCATATATAACGCCATTCGCTGCAATAGAATATTCATTATCCGTAAGATACTTTTGGAGATCTTCAGTAGTTTCCCAACCATTCCAACCATCACTATAATGAGTTCCTTGTTTTTTAACAAACTTATGACCATCAAAATTTTCAATTTTAGTAACTTTAGTTTCTGGAGAAACTCCAAGTGTCATGATGATACTAGGATATAACGATGTTAAGTCAAGGTCATATACCCACTTATAACGACCTGGATTAGGTGGTTTTACATATGCTCCTAACAATTCTAATGGTTCATCAGAAACACGAGGTTGCCTATTAGGAGCTACGATATCTAATCTATTCAAGTATGTAACAGCCGCTCCGTCCAGATATCTAGTTGCAAATAAAAAATCTTCATAAGGAACATGACCTTTATGACATATACCACGAGCCAAATCAATCAATTTCATTTTCTGATCTAATTCAACTACTAGATCAACATCGTTCATGTTATAATCAATATAGGCTTGAATATCACTTTTCAAAAGATCATCTAATGATCCTTCATATTTCATTTTACCTTTACCTAACTCTTTTTGAGATATAGCTTCTAAAGAATAACTAGACTCTTGAGAATATGTAAAGTTTTTATACAATGCCATATAATCTAAACATGAAACTCCTGATATCCTATATCTGTTTCTATGCTTTAACCAGATAACATCTTTAATAGGTGATAATGTTCTAGCTTTCTTTTCTCCAACGACTTTAACTAATCTGTTATACAAATATGGTATATCAAAGAAATCAATGTTCCATCCAGTAATAATAGTAGGCTGTATCTCATAATAGGTTTGTAAGAACTTATCTAGCAATGTATATTCATCATAACATGATATAATCTTAACATTATCCTTTACTGTAGACTTGACAACTCCTTCTTTATCTAAAACCCAAACATACCGCTCATCACCTGCATGATCATAAATAGCCATCGAAGTTATTTCATGTTCTGCCGTTTCTGGAGTCGGGAAGCCATCGGCAATATCAACCTCAATATCAATTGTTAATATTCGATGACCTACAGATGAATCATCAGAATCTTTATACATATCAATTAAAGTACGAGTCTCTGGATTGATATCAGATTCATATAAACCTTTATCTTCACGATCAAAGTCATATATTTTATCTACTTGCTGGCCATCTAATGCCACAAACTTTCCATACGATGATTTACGATATGCATATGGTTTATACTTTATCTTGAAATGACCTTTTTCATCATCCCATATATGAACCATGTTTGAATTTTTATGATATGCTACTGCTTGATACATTAATTAATTTTATATACGTTTCTATAATTTCGCCTTAACGAATTATCATCTAATCCATAACCAACTATCCATTCATCGCCTATTTCAAAAGCAAAATGATCTACCGGCATTTTAGTGTCTTTTCGTTGTACTAATGTAACTACTTTGACTTCCGCAGGCATCTTATCATCTACATGATGCATTATCTCCATCATTGTAGCACCAGTATCAATAAGATCTTCCACGATATAAACTCGCTTTCCTTTCAGTTCTAAATCTAAATGTTTAGTGATCTGAACACCTCCGGAATTATCTTGGCCGTCATATGACTTAGCTCTAATAAAATCTATTTGCACGTCAATACCCATATCCTTGACAAGATCAGTAAAGAACATGAATGCGCCGTTTAAAACACAAATCATTACAGGCGGTAATGAATTACCACTAGCTTTATGCTCTTCAGATATTCTATGCGCCATGGCTCTTACACGACGCTCTATTTTATATTCAGGTATTAATATTTCCATTATTTATTATAACCTTTTATGAATTCATAATACTCAGATCTGGTAGATGGATCATTTTTAAAAGCACCAGTTAATTTAGATGTCTTCATACTTGCACCTCCATGTTTAACTCCTCTGCATTGTACACAATTATGAGAAGCGTCAATCATAACCGCAACACCATTATTATCTTCAATTATTGAATTTACTGCATGATGTATTGCAACTGTCAACTGTTCTTGAATCGCACCTCTTCTTCCAAAATGTTCTACCAATCTATTTAGTTTAGATAATCCAATGACATGACTATCATGACCAGGAATATATGCAACATGTACTACACCCATAATAGTCTGATGATGATGCGAACACATTGAAGTTAATGGAATACCACCTTCAAATACCATACCATCATAACCATCACTAGGAAATGTTGTTATTGCAGGCGGAGCTTCATATCTACCTGCCCATAAATCATTTACATATGCTTTAGCAACTCTATATGGTGTTTTATCTGAATTAGGATCTTCTCTCCAATTTACTTTTAATGCATCTAAAAACATACCAAATGCATGTTCAGCGTCAGCAATCATTGCTCGCTTCTCATCTTCTGTTAAAGGCCGGCCTTCTGCAGCTCCATTAGCATAACCAGCCTTTACTAGTTCTATATTTATTTCTTTTTTCATATCTTAATATAAGAATTTTTTTTCAAATAAACAAATAGCTCACACACTTTTTTTATTTATTTTTTAAGTTTATCCATTTTCGTATCTGCAAGTCTATACAGATCTGCTGTGTGCTCTGAAAATTTTGATATGATTTGGTCAGCACGTCTATCCAAATTACGTGATATTTCATCGAAGTCTTGATTAGTATCACGTTTCATATATTCCATTTCTGTATGTAAATGATTTTCTAAATCATCAATTCTAGATTTGCAATCCTTTTCTAAATCATCAATTCTACCCTTTAAATTTTTATAAACCTGCATGATCGCAATTGCAATCCCACAAATCAATAAAGTGACTAAAACTGTAATTATTGTATGTTCCATAATTATCCTCCTATGTTATGGTGTGAGCTATTTGTTTTTAGATGATACCATTGATAGTTCTGATTCATGAACTAAATGATATTCTTCTTCTTCCAATTTAATTTTTTTACCATCACCGGCTTTTGATTTATGTATAAGCACACTATCTCCTGGAGCGGTTGACATTGGTATACGATCACCTGTCTGAGTAAATAATCCAGCACCAACTGCAATTACATCTCCTACTAAATATTCTGTACCGACACCATCCATTAAAATGATTCCGGATTTGTTTGTTTCTGCTTGTTCTTCTAGTTTTAATAAAACTAAATCACCCATGGGTTTCATTTTCATAACTATTCCTTTATGTTGTTTAAAATATTACGTAACTTATCTATAAGGCCTTGCACCTCATCTGGGTCCATTGTTATTGCACAACAGATACTTACATTCTCTTCAATTTCATTTAGGAGTTCTAATGCCTCTTCCATTATACTCCACGTTCTGTATCATATGCAATTATATGATCTCTACCTGTCATATTATATCCATGTTCAGCGCATAATTCAAACACTTTAGGATACATTTCAATTAACGTTTCTCTTGTATCACCTGCCGGCATTACAAATGTTTTATCTTTTGGAATATCCATTTCAACTCTAAATGTTTCTATCTCATCTAAATTTTCTTTAGTACCATCCCATACTGGTTTGAAATGATAATCTTTATGATAGTCAATTGTTTTTCTAATAGCTTCTTTATTTAGTCTAAGTCTATTATGTACCTTAACCATCCGGTCATCTACAATACTCCCATTAGGTGTAGTAGCCCCCACCACGGGAACACTATTGCTAAACTTAGGAGAAAGAGAAATAAGATCCAATGGAATATCCGTTTCAAGAAAATGAGATCCTTCAGTTTCGATAGTAACAAAAATATTTCTTTCATTTGCAAAATACATTATCTCATTTACTAAGGCAGGATGCATTGTAGGCGATCCACCAGTTAGCATCATTTCTTTTACATGAGGATTATCATCATATATCTTAACAATATCATTAAAGGTAAATGTACCTTTTTCTGGATGAATACTTGTATACCATGAATCACACCAACCTCCTTCTCCAAAATAACATCGGTGAGTACAACCGGTTGTTCTTACTGCTATTGTAGGCCTTCCAAACCTACTTCCTTCGCTTTGTACGCACCTATAAACTTCTAATATAGGTAGCACTTTATTATAATCGTTTAGTCTTTTCATCTTTGTTTTAGAATGGGAGGTCATCGGCATCACCGACATTACTATTGGTAACATCTAATAATTTGTTTAATTTAGTTTCTAGATCTCTTACACGTTGGATCAATTCATTCATTTCATCTTTACGAACTAACACTTGATCCGTTCGCTTATATATAGTATCCAAAAAATCTATTGGATATGTTGCAACTGATTTGTATTTATCGGTTTGTACTTCTTCTGGTAAGAGTTTATATTTTGGCTTAATGCCTTTTTCTTCTGCAAGTTTGGCAACCTCAATACCATCATTATTCTTTGCAGTAGACCTACCAAGATAATCATATAACGATATGTATTGTACTTCACTCATGATTTAACGATTTCGTAAATAACTTTTATATCACCCCACGTAGTAGTGTATGTCCAATAACTATTCATATATAGCTGTATTTTTCTTGTTCTCAAAAAACTCTACTCGTTGCACATGCACTCTACCTTTTGTTTCTATTCGAACAAACTCGTTTAACTTTTTATATATAAACTCAGCAAACCTTTCAGCACCTACCGGTCCATCCATTAATCGTAATTGGACAACTCCATTAGTATGTAGTTTTTGAAAATGCTCTTTATATGGATCATCATTAGCTAATACAACTGTATGATCGAACATATAGTCCATCCATTCTTTAGGAGACATTCCATCGATCTTCGTGTTAGCTCTTTTCATTCCTCCAAAGTCCCATACCCAATTTCTTTCATCAAGTTCACCTTGAAATGTAACTTTGAATTCTATTGCATAGCCATGTAAGAATCTGCAATGAGTACCTTCGGCTTGCCATTGACGGAATACTGTACTGAACCCATCAAAGATTTTTGTTGATTGAAATTTACTCATATTGTAACCAATGCATTTGCTTTGTCTCGATCATATGTCCATGCCATATAATATTTTTTACCATGCAATAAATGAGAAGCAGTATTATCATATGCATATACATATTCATTCATATGATTGATCATATCACCTTCATCTTCGAATATTGTAAACGTTCCAGCATTCGGGTAATATTCATTAAATGATATTCCAGTATTTTTAACTGATCTATCTCCTACCGTCTGGTAAAACATTGTACGTAAATATTCCTGGTCGCAAGCTGGGACCTTTTTGAAGTTCAACGCTAATTCTACTTCTTTAAACTGATACTTTCCTTTGTTCATATAACTTATTTTTTAATTAATATACTTAAATATAACAACTTTATTTCAATAATCCTAATCTTTTTAGAGATTTTTTAACATCTCTACCAACTCTTTTTGAGGGAAACAATCGTACTTATCTTTTCTAACTGATGTATGTGACCACAGACCAAATTGACGAGCATAATAAGCATCTTCATTAAATTCAAACGCATCTTTAGCCGATACACCATCTTTCAATAATTTTGGAATACCGTTTACTAAATCCATTTTTGGATAGATGTCTTTCAGATGCAAAATTAATAATCTTAAACTTTCAATCTGTTTATCTGAATATGCATGCCAATATTGATGGCCTCTGAATTTATAACCTAAATCACATACAAACTCTGGTTTAACTTCAGTGTTAACATATGTATAATATTTATCACCTTTCTTTGTAAGATAACCAAAGTTATTTAATTCAACACCGCCTGAAAATTTAGATATTGCAAACTTACCAACCTTACCTAAATGCCAGCCTACATAATTATTAGGAAAACATTCTACAACAACACCGTCATATTTAGCTTCTTTGCCTTTTACATTTGTCCCGCCAATGCAATATTGGGTAGCAACTCGCCCTCGTTTATCTCTGTTCCAATTATTAATTGTGTTATATGGATTATCCCAACCAGCAGTATGATGTATAAAAAATCCTAATGGTTCTATCTTACCGTAATCTCTTACATATTCATCAGAATCTAAATATGCTTTGTCAATAACAAGTCCATCTTTTGTTGTATATGTTCCATGCCTTGCTATCTTATTATCTTTATCATATGCTGTATCTTCTGCACTTGTGCTAGCAGATAAATCAGTATCAATACCTGCTGCTTCCCATGTTGCAGGTCCCACAATACCATCAGCCACTAATCCATTTTTCTTTTGCCATTCAATGGTTAATTTTTCTGTTCCGGCGCCAAATATTCCATCAGCTGACGTACCTATGACTTTTTGCCATTCTTTTACTTCTGGTCCTCGTGATCCTTTTTTCAATAACATAATATCCTTTTGTTAATAAATATGCATTAGCTTATATAGGAAAGCCGTAATATAATTTAGTTATCCAATCATCTGTTCTCATCATGTAATCTCACATGCTCCGCCTGCGCAAGCTAATTCACCTGACAGATCTGTTTCATCTTCTAATTCAATAATATTAGTCAAATCAATATCATTAAGGTATGAAAATAATCTTTCATATTCTTCTTGTGTACAATCTTGAAACGGTGCTTGTTTATATGTACCTCCGTTATAAGGTAATACAGATAATCCATTATAATGTTTTTTATTATCCCACATCCATTGCCCGGCAGCGTCCCATTCATGATCTCTTAATGATATTGTAGCCGAAACATTATGTGTATTCGATCCACCTCTATGCCCAGATCTAATCCATTCTTGAGCAACTTTTTTTACTCGTTCTAATAACTGAAATGGCGATTCTGTTCTCATAATAGCACCCTCTGGAGCTTTTTGTGGTATTGAAATTACAGCAGTATCATGAGGACTAAAATATTCATCTTCGAGCAACTCGGGATGATGTTCAGCTAAATATTTGTATATAGCTTCATTCTTACCTACTCTAATTGTCCTGATATAATAATCATTATGCCATGCATGAATTCCTGATGATGTTCCTAATGTCAATGATGTTGTCCCAGCTGGTTTAACTGTTGTACATCTAGCAGACTTATTTATTCCTAACAGTTCCGCTACACGCGCATTTTCTTCTTTAACCAATTTAGCTGCTTCTTTCATGTCATATCCTAACACAGTACCAGATCCTATACCAGTCATCGAAACACCTATCAATGCATCCTTCTCAGTTGTACGTTGCCATATTGGACGTAGATAATGAAAATCAGTATATGATGCTTGCAATGTTCCTATGAATGCAGCTGCCTTAACTCTATTATTATAATCTTCTTGTGATTTAATATCACTAGCATTTACTTCACATAGGTTGCAGAATTGGAAAGGTCGTAATGCAATTTCACAACATGGATTAGTCCCCCAATCTTTGTCATTGGATAAGTAGATACCAGGCTCACCTGCTCCGGATAATTCAACACGTTTCCATAAATCTAAAAAGAAATCTTTTGTAATCTTATGTCTCATCAATACCGCTGAATTGTTAGCTCTACCTCTTTGAGGATTAGTTTCCCACCAATTACCAGATTTACATGCGATCATATCATCATCATCTGCTGAGAATAAACTAATAAGGGCTGCTCTCCTAATACCTCCTGCTAGTACTGCATCGGCTATATAACATACAATATCATGTACTTGCAATGTTGATAATTTGGAAGCATCAGACATTTCAGATAATATTCCTTCTATCTTGACAAGACATTCTTTTAATGGCTGAGGTCCTGGTGCTTTACCACCTGATGTTACTAACCTAGCACCTTTCGGTCTAATATCTGAATAATCAAATCTTAATTTAGAACCGCCATTAAAATATGTTTTCATTAATGCCTTGACAGCATCTGCCCATCCTTCAATAGAATCTGCGATAACAAATCTTCTTGTTCTATTTGGGTTTGGTTTTCTAATTTCTGGTAATTGTTCTACATGATGTTTTTGTACAGAATAACCTACACCAGTCCCACCTAACAATAAAAACATTGTTTCGCTAAATGCCCTTGCATCATCAATAGGCAGGTATGCACAATTATAAACTCGATTAGGTGATATCTCAATAGGTTTACCTCCAAACTGTAATGATCTCATTGAAGGTAATATTTTTTTATCATATACAAATTTGTATACAGTTTCAATTTCTCCTTTGAGAGTAGGAAACTTTTTTTGATGCATTTCTTTATTTCTAGTAACTAGTTCATTCCATGACTCTCGTCTTTCTAATTCTGGAATATATTTTGCATACTTCATGTATACGGTAATATCAGATAAAATCCTATTGGAAATATTCATATTTCTTGTTCCTTTTTATATATGATTAAATGAAATTGTATAACTATTTTTGTTACAAAATCAACTTATTTTATCAATAAATATACGGTTGATGCACGCACACCTACGGTTTTTGTAACTTTTTTTAAACTTTTTATTCAAACTCATCATTACTGATTTCTTTGAATTTACGAGCCAACATCTGTCTAGTATATTCTGATCCTTTATCCATTTGCTTTTGAGTATCCTTACCTTGTACAGACGTATCTGCATAAATATGAATCTGCCCATTAGATGTATTCATCTTACTTGGCAATGTTATTCCATCCGGTCCAAATCTATTTTTAATGACATGCCACCTACCAGTTCCTGCTAATTTATCTGCAACTTTTCTAGATAAAGAAATTACAAAATCTGCTACCATAACCTTTCCATATGACTCAGCAATTTTACTAGCATCAATGACATCCTCTTCTAATGCCGATCTATTTGCTTGAGACGCCGTCCAGACTGGTATTTCATATTCGCCGGCCATACCTCTCAAATCTTCATATATACCTTCAAGTTCATGTCGTTTTTCTTGACCATGACCTCTTAACAAATCAGCATAATCTACTATAACAACATCTGGCTTTTTATCATTCATTATACATTTTTCGATATGACTACGTAATCCCATTACAGATACTGACTTAGTTGGATAATGTTTAATGATTAACTCGCCATCTAATTTTTCTAATTCATCTTTAACCTGAGACTGATAATGTTTTAGATTTTGATTAGCAATTCCTGTTATAACAGAATCATAACGTAATCCTACATATGCTTCATTAAGCTCCAATGTATAATGTAATACTGTCATTCCTTTCTTTATAGCATTAGCTCCAATATTAATCAATCCCCATGACTTACCAATACCGGCCGGAGCAACAAATACGGCTAACTCACCTTTACCTAATCCACCATCTGTCAATTCATTTAGAACTTCCCATGGCGTTTCTTTTGTATCTCGCACAGCATCAGTATAACGTTCTTCTATTGAACTCATGTAATCATGTCCAATATCTTTATCACCACCAGCTTTTAATGCATCATCTATTTTTGCTTTGATATCATCATACCGACCATTTTTTAATAAATCAACTGATGATAATATTGCCTTTTTAATTTCCTGGTTTTTACAAAAATCTAATGCTTGTTCTTTTATGAATTGTAAATCAGTAGCTTCTGTAAATTTCCAAGCATCTTTAAGATGATCAATGATCTGTTGTTTAAGCACATCATGCTCAACCGCCTCGATCTTTACTTTCATTACTTCTAACGTCGGAGATGTTTTATACTCTTTATTATATTCAAGTATATTATCAACTATCCAATTGTTAGCTTCGCTTTCAAAATACGTTGGTAATAGTATATCAGATATTTGTTGCATGAACATTCTATCTGTTAATAAAGCTGTTATAACCTTTATCTGAAAACTATAACCGTATGAACTTAATCTGTCTGTCATACATTAAATATATAATATTTTTTTCAAAGATCAAAGAGATCTATAAGCATTTAATGGATTAAATGCCGACGACAACCATGTATCCAGATCTTTTATAACGGTATACATTTTATCAACCATAAACATCTTTTTAAATGATAATACATCCATCTTTGTTATTTCGTCTTGAGCGATATGCATGATTTTCATTTTTGCATCACCGCTTATATCTACATCCTTCAACTGCATTAGATCATAATTCAATTTAATTTGATCTCCGGATTGTTCTAATATTTCATGCACTTTGTATTTTTTATCGAGTCCAGATACATATTCTACTAAACGATCGACTGATAATTCTGAATACTCAGTTATAATCGGTATACGTTTAATCATAGTTTTTAATCCTACTCCATTAACACCAGGAATATTATCTGATTTATCTCCTGTTATTGCACGATATAATAAATAATTTTTTGCATCTATACCAAATTCATCTCTCATTAAATCTGGCGTATACATTTTCTTTTTAACTGGACTCCAAACTGAAACTCTATCATCTACTAATTGCAGAAAATCTCTATCGGTTGAAACAATAGTAACTCGATTATCTGGCTTGTTATAAACCTGAGTTGTAAGATATGCAATTGCATCATCTGCTTCAATTTGATCAATGGCCATTGTTGTTACAGGCAAACAATGCAAGTATTGGATCATACGACCATATTGCCGTTTCATACTTTCTTGTTCATCTTGCAATGAAGCAAATTCTTGATGCCGATTAAATGCTGTTTTATTTGCTCTATTGGCTTTGTAATTAGGATACAATTTCTTTCTTCTTGCCGAGCCGCCTTTACCATCAAAGATAACAATACATCTAGTTGGTTTATGTTGACGAATATTAGCAGCAATGGATCGGAGGAATCCAGTAACTCCTCCGATATGCATCCCATCATCATTCAAGGCAGGGACGGCTGAAAACACTCTAATGAATGTATTCAAACCGTCGATAATCAATAAATGGCTATTCTTATTAGACCCCTGTCCTTGTTCTCGATCCTTCTCTATCTGGTGGAATATGTCTTGATATCTGTTCTTCATCATCCTTCTTCAGATACAAATTCTTCATCTATCTCGACATCATCAATACCAAAATCTTCTCCAGGCTTATATTGCAATATATAGGCATCACAGATTAGCTTATAGATTTCATCCTTAAGGCCATCTAGTTCTTCTAATTTCTTTTCAAAATCTTTTGATAAGAATTTTACTTCCGAACCATCTGCTCTTGTAAATGTATACCATGCGCCAGCCGTTGATACAAGTTTATACTGCTTCATAACATTAAGCCAGCCTCCAAAGTTATCGATACCTGATTCAAAATAGATATCATAATCGATAGACTTTAATGGCGGACCCATTCTGTTTTTAACCACTTGGACTCTAGTTTTTATTCCGATGGCTTGATCAACCCCGTCCTTTTTAACTTTAATCTGCCCAACTGATTTTAATCGTAACCTTACTGAAGAATGAAATGGAATTGCTTTACCACCAGAGGTAGTATACGGATCTCCAAATGCTACTCCTAATCGAGTTCTTAACTGATTTGTAAATATCAAACAAATTTTGTTACGGCCTAACATATTAGTAAGCTTACGCATACCTTTTGATAGAATGATTGCTTTTGATGTTGCATAACCATCTTTATCAAATTCTTTTGCCATTTCAATTTTTGTTGATGCACCCATTACAGAATCAACTACAATCGTAACCAAACGATCTTTATTGGATTTTCTGATTGATTCAACTATGTTTTCAATTGCTTCAAATATATCCTCAATTGTATCCAGAGGGACATACAACATTTTTTCTAGGTCCAATCCAATTGCTTCTAAAAATTCTCTACTAACTGCATTCTCTGTATCAATATACACTGCCATTCCGCCTTTTTTCTGCGTATTGGCTAATGCATGAGCTGCTAATAAAGATTTACCTGAAGCTTCCAGGCCTGTAATTTCTGTTATACGCCCAACTGGAAAACCTCCTTCGGGTCTATTTGATATTGCAAGATCTAACATTGATGAACCTGAACCAACCCATCCTCTCACTTCACTAGGAGCATCTGTATCGCTATCTAAAAAGTATGCGGCTTTGAAACCAGTACCTTTAAATTTCTTATTCAGATTATCCGCTAATGTAGCTGCGAGCTCGTCTGCTTGTTCACTTTTTGATTTTGCCATGTTTTATAACCTTTGTTACTCGTTAAATAATGAATCAAATGCTTTGGATACATCATCTACTTTGTTAACGGTAGTATCAGTATTCTCATCAGCATTAGTTTCGTTGGTTGCAGTTGCTGGTTGTTCAGCTTCTGCTTCATTTGCTTCTGGTTCTAACCATTTCTCTAAAGCATCCTTCAAATCATCATAAGTTGGTTCTTTGAATATATTCTTTAGATCAGGTTGATGTTGAGCAATTTTTTCTGCTACATTCTTGTCTTCAGTAACAGGAGTTACATTTGGCTTAACACGGATTGTTGTCTTTGGATATTGTCCAGGACCTTCACTCGGTGTAAACTCTACAACTACATCTCTACCATTCATTGGATCTGAAAGATCTCCATAATCTGGATCTGCATAAAATCCTAATAGCTCGGTATAAACTGTTTTACCAAATCCCCAAAATTTAACACCTTCTGATTCCTTGCCTCTTACGATTACTGGAACATAAGTTCTCATTTTTGGTTCCATCTTCTTACCTAACTTCCATTCTTCAGAGTTACCTGATGATTTTAGTTTTTCAGAAAATTCAACTACTGGATCTGCTTTACCGTATGTAATAGGTGACAGATAATTTTTCTTACCTAGATCATAATGAAAGTACAATTCCTGGAAAGGATTTTCTTTATCAAATTGATATGGTACGATTCTAATTGTTTGTTTACCTGGTTCAGGTTTCCATAGATTGTTTTGGCGGTTGCCGGTTGTTTGTAACTGATTAAGTTTTCTTTTGATTGCTTCTAAGTCAATTGCCATTTTTACCTTTGTTTTTAAAAATTAATAATTATT